TGATGAGATACGTGAACGTGACCGCCTTTTTTCATGCCGGGAGCCGCACCCATCGGAGGAGCCGAAGCACCTGCCATATCTGGGCCAGCACCTGCGCCCATGCCCGCGCCCGCGCCCGCACCACCTAACATAGCCGCCAAAGCAGCAGGAGGAATACGAGGTTTCTTCATACGAGCGCTAGCGCCACCGCGAGCCAATTTCTTCGTATGATGTTTCGGGGCATGTTTAACGTGCCCACCTTTCTTGTAGCCCATTTCTTTATGCTCCTTCTTTTCGTGTTCCATAACGCTCTTAGGCGCATGACCGCGCTTCAGGGCTTTCATTTCGGCTTGCGCCATTGCTTTCGATTCTTTCATAACTTTTCCACCTTTTTTGTAAGGGATCATTCCTTTGTAACCAGTAGGATTATTTGGGTCTGGCTTAGGAGGGGGAGGAGGGGGAGTCTTGTGAGCTATCCTAGCCGCAGCTAATTCAGCCTTCATTTCTCGCTCATTATCGGTTTCATTAGCCGAGCCACCCTCACTAAACCGCTTTTTGCCTTTCATATCTGCCTCGTGAAAATGTTTTCCAACTTTTTGAGGTATACCAACCTTTTTAGCGAAGCCCGGATTGTGGGCTACGGCTTCCATTAAGCGGTGTTGACGCTTACTTACGCTTGGCATGACTCATTTTGCCTAAAGTTTGTGCTAAACGCGCCCTTTGACCGACTTTTCCCGGCTTTTTAGCCGCTGAAGCAAGCTTTTTAGCTGGAATTTTTTGTCCAGCGGGCACTTTTAACTGTTTATGCAATGCACCGGGGTGCTTAATTGCTTTACTAATCCATCTAGTATCAGTCATCCGACTCTCCCAGTCAGTTTTCTGATCGACTTATGATCCCAAATGCGTAATGAGAGCCATATAATCGACAGAATACTGGCAAAAAAGGTCAAAATTGGATCAAATACATTAGCTGCCGCGCTAAAAGCAAGTACACCTGACACTACATCTAGCCCGTTTTTAATCACATCATGTTTATCAACCATGATAATTCCGCCTTAACCGTAAAATACAGTCGCGTAACCTACCGCAGTGGTAAAAGTCAGGTACACATCGTTGGTGAATCGCACACCTTCCCCGGGGAGAAGTAAGTATGCAGTGCCGTTTGGAACAGACAGAGTAATTCTAGCTGTGCCAGTTGAGCTACCATCATCAAACGTCAGTGTACCTGCCGTAGTACCGTTCCAGTAAATACCCTTGACGCGAACCCCAAGAGTAGGATTCGCGCCACCGATGCCCAATAATCCGCTGCTATTAGCTTGTACGGATTTAACATCTGTTTGAGTAGTCATGTACTACTCCCTATTAATAGGTATTCGGGGTTGGGGTGGTTAATGGATTCGGCGGGGTAACCGGATACCACGAACCGTCTGGGCTACGTACAACATAGCTGATCGCAAGACCGAACGCACCAGCAGTAATTGCAGGAGTCGTACCGCCAGTAAACGCCAAGCTCAATTGGACAATAGAGTCAGTCGGGCCGGTATTCAACAACATTGCCAACGGAGTCGCGCTCGAAGTAGCGACCAAAGGAGCCGTAGCCGAAGCGGTCGAACCAGAGTTCGCCATCGCGTAGGTTCCAATGCCGGGCAACGAAGCCGCAGTCAAGGTCGCCGTAGCAATCGTCTGAGCCGAAGCGTAGGTGGATCCGGGGGCACCGACTAACTGGACGTTAACCGCCAAGCTGGTTGGGCTACCGCTGAAGGTAGGAGCCGTAGTGATGTTCAAGTCAACGTTGTCAATGTATGAACCCGCTGGGATACAGATCGGATAGTTCACGCCGTTGACGGTGTAGTAGGGAATGAAAGTGCTGGGGAACGAAGCCGCAGCAATACTGGTTAAAGTCGATTGTGGAACCGTAAAAAATTGGAGCGCATCGCCCACGCCAGTGTTACGGTAGCTTTGACCCGTTCCGGTAACAGACAAAAAGCTCGCGCTTGGGGTAGCAGACGTAACCGCTATTGGATTGGTATTTTTTTGAGTGCCCGACAAAATCGGGCCTAAAAATGTTTGAATGCTCATTATTTACTCCTTTATGCACAAGTAGCCATACCATCTGTGCAACGTCCATCTAGGAATGGTTGGTACGGCTTTGACCCTAGTTAAACCCTTTATACACAAGAAATGGGGGGCTGTAAAGCCCTCTTACAAAATTTTATTCGATTTAATTAAATTCTCCTCCCTAGTGATGACCCGTAGGTTCCAAGGGACATGCAAGCCGCAGACTTCCTCCGACCGCAGAGGAATGATATGGTCGACTACATACTGCGTATTCGTGCTTTTGCTAAGGGTAATAGCAATTTGATAAATCTGCCGTATTTCGGTTCGTTCCGCTCGGGTTAACCAGCCCGGAGTAGCCTGTCTATGCTTACGTCTACGAGCTTTTGCGTCAGCCCGTATTTTTACAAGGTTATTTTCTTTCCATGTATTACGGTAAATTCGTTTAATTTCGGCAGGGCGAATATTAGCCGCCTCAATAACTTTATCTTTATTTTTTAAATACCATTCATGCTTCTTTTCCCGTACATGACGCTTACGGTTATAGTCAGCAAAATAGTCTTCTCGTTTAGCGGCAGATTCTTTCCAGTGCGTCTTTAAGCACTCAAGACAAACGCCTTTTGTTTTTCGCGGCGCAATATGCCCGTGTTTACAGGGTTCCCCCGTAAAATAATACTTAGCATTAGTTCGTCTAGCTTCTTCTCGCGTTCTTGGCAAAGTTGAAATGTCCATATACCCTCCTGAAACTTAGTAACAGGTAATGTACACTAGTTCAACACAAAAGAAAAGGGGGATGAGTTTTACCCCATCCCCCTTCGTAAGTGCCTGATTTTAGGCTACGCCGAACGCGCCCAGTGGATCAGACCAGCCGAAGCTGTAACGCTCGCGGCTCTTATACCGTACGTTGCCGGTATCGAAATCACCATCCATTGAGTTTTGCAACGGAGTACGCTCGAACATCTTCAGGCCGTTTGGCACGTCCGTCAGGATGTAATAGCCGTGGGTGTCAGTCAAGAAGTGGTTCACTTTGAACCCTTCCGAAATCGTTCCCATAGCCTTCAGAGCGTTGATGTCGTTGTCCGAGGTGCCAACACGCAGCTCAGTGTCAAGCAGACGCTTGGCAACGAACATTTGGTTTGGTGGGACAACAAGCTTACGAGGTTTCGCAGCGATCAACAGCCCACGCTCGTCCGTCCAGCCAGCAATCTGAATCGTCGCCGCTTCCAGCGAGGTTTCGTTGAGGTCAGGTGAGGTCGAGAACGTGTTGCTGTTCGTACCGCCAGAAACTAACGGGTGGACAGTCGAGAACAAGGGTTGTCCGTCACCGCCAACATACTGGCTGTTAAAGCCGTTGTTGATGATAGCAGCAGCTTTGACTTGCTTCGTATACGCCATAGCGCGGGCCAAAGCCTTCGTATAACGCTTGGAAAGCGAGTCGTACAAGTTGTCTTCAATCGCTTCTTCAGTGATCGAAAAGCCCAACGCGATGGTCTCGTGGTTGTAACGAGCAGTCCATGCTTCTTGCGCGTTATCGTACGCAATCGCTTGACCTTCGTTTTTCACCGGAGCCGCGTTAAAGCCCGACAGCTTGGTCTCTTCTTCAAAAGAACGCTCTGAAGTTTCCACTTCAAATAATTCTTTATGCTCTTCGCCATAAGAGGCGTACTCCAGACCGAACAAAGCGTTCAAGCCGGGGAGTAATTCCTTCAATAGTTGTGCGCGTGAAATTGCCATGTTTATTTACTCCTTATTACACGCCAGTCGCGTTCTGGTAGCTGTGATATCCAGCGTTCCAGCCAACGATGACTTCTGGATAACCAGTAAAGCTAAAGTTCACAGCCGAACCTTGAGCAGTTGACACTGCCTTGTTGATCGTGACCGTGGTTCCGTTTACAGTGGTTACATAAGTGTTGCTACCGACGGTGATGCCGGGGCCGTTGACAGCCATACCCGGAAGAATGGCAGCGTTAGCAGCCGACAGGGTGATGGTGGTGCTACTGGAAGTAGCCGATTGGGCAACCGTAACCGCCGTATCAGGAACAACCTGAACGATACGGAAAGGAGCCGAACTCGTCAACGGAGTGATGCTAGAAGTGCTAGTAGCAGAGGCGCTAATAGCGACACCAGCAGTCGAGTCGCCAGTTAAGGTCGAGCCAGCGCCGGGGATGTAATAGGCGTTCGATCCAATGTACGCATTGTTTACGTATTGGATAGTCGTGCCTTGAGTTGCACCGCCAGAGAGGACTACGCAACGGAACAGAGCTTGTGGGTCATCAACCACGTAGCCTTGCGCGTCGGGAGCAGAAGTGCTCGCTTGCCAGTATTGATAACGGTTTTTGCCATAGATTGGGCCGCCGGTCGTGCTGTATTCACAACCAACGAAAATACCAATCGTACCAGCAATAGCCGAACTATCGTTATAGCTAAAGCCAGAAGCAACCAAGTTACCAATGTTGTTACCGGTACCAATCTGGACAACGTCACCGTTGAACAAGCTGGTGCTATAACCGTTGACAATCGGGAACATCCGGGTCGAACCAGAGTACACGCGACCGCCCAACAGGTTAAACGGTTTTATCCCGTATGGGGCCGAAATAATCGGATATGCCATTGAAGTCTCCTAAAAAATTAAAAATTACTTCCCACGTCCAAAGGAGACCGTAGATTTTTTATCAGTGAACATATCCATGTTCGATCTACCATCTCTTTCCCGCAGGAAACTATTGTCTACACCATCCATCTGAGCTTTGTTCATATTGTCGTAGTAAGCACGACGCTGTTTCACTCGCTCTTCAGGCATCTTGCACAAAAGCAAACCACCAATTTCAACGCAATCTTTAAATCGACTGTTTGGATTCTCGTCTGCCAAGTGCATAATCTCTGGAACATCAGAAGCCTTTACAGGTTCCCAACCTTCCCTAAACCTTGCGGATACGTTAGTAGGATCATTAGCACCCATATAACTAATCCGAATATACTTAAACTTCCAGCCCGGTACGGGATTCGGCTCAGGCAGTAATTGTGGCGGTGCCCAGCTCTCTGTACGAGTAGCCGCGTTCCGATTTTCTAACTCACGATTTTGACGATTCTCAGCCATTTGTATTCTCCAATTTAAGTTTTTCACGGGCGTAAGCTTCAGGGGTTAATCCTAATCTTTTAGCGATTGCAGCTTCAGAAGCTGTGATACGGACTTGCCTAGAAGAACTTGTAGACCGTGTTGCCGGAGCAACTACAGTGCTGACTTTGCGGGCGGGCTTTTCTGGCTCCGACTCCGGGGTTTGCGTCTCCTCACCGAAATAATCGGGGAAGCGTTTTCTCATCGTCTCGTCGATTCGTCGGTAGTAATCGTCGCTTGTTGGGTCGACGCCTGACCGGAATAACTTTTCATGCACACCCAGCGCAAGCGCAGTCATTTCCTCGTCTGCGCCGAACCACGTGTTTTTGTCTCTCCACGCTACGGCTTTTTGGTCGTAGGCAGGTTGATTGGCACGCTGCGAATCTTGGGTCTGTGGTTGCTGTTGTACACTAAAATCTTGCTCTTGTACAGTGGGCCGGAAGTTTGATCGCTCTCTTAATAAAAGTTGAGCATCGTTAAGTTCCTTTTGGGCCTTAACTAACTTCTCAGGATCCCCCGCTTCGTATGCTCGTTTAAGGGCATCCTCGGCAGCCTGTACCTTGACGTTTGCGGCTTCTGTCGTCTCTTTAGCAAACACCTTTTCAGTAACGCCAACTCGCTGTTTTAGTCGAGTATTCTCGTTCTGATAGTGCTGTACTAAGCGTACGGCTTCTTCCCGCTCACGGGCAAACTTTTCTTTCTCGCGGCGCTCGTCGTGAGCTAATTTCCGCATCTGGGAAAGGCGTTGTTTTACCTTGTCTGAATACTCTTCAAGAGTATCTTTCTCCAGTTCCTCCTTAATTTTTGGCGGCAACGGAGCGCGGTTTCTATCTTCTGGGGGAGTATCGTCCTCGACTTCCACCTTGAAACTATCTTCAGTTTCGTTGTTAACTTCTTGATTTTCCGACATTTTTAGCCTCCTGCGCGTGAGATGCCACGCGGATCTTCGACAACGCCGTCAACGCTGTCATCGTTAATGATGCGCCATTCAGTCCCGTGGATTCGCACCCGCGTTCCTGCATAAGCTCTTGTGATAATAAAATCGCCTTCTTTACACCACGGCCCTGAAGGGAACCGCTTCTTGTCTTTGTAGGCATCCGGCCCGACCTTAGCTACGAACAACACAAGTGTTGTCTGTTCTTCGATGTTTACCGTCCTATCAGACTTTACGATGACGCTGTCGCCAAACGTATCTTCGATCTTAGGAACCATACATAAAATATGGTATCCAGTCGGTTCAGGAAGCTGTTTTGCTTTCCGTTCCGCTTCACTCATTGTCTTATCGACATCTATATCAGCCATCATCTTCCTCCACTTTTTTTGCAAGGTCTAA